GCTCCAGCGTGTTCGCGCCGTACTGAAACGCGCCGGCTGATTCCACCTGCGTGGGCCGCCGCTCCACGATCGCTTTGAAGGTCCTCGCCACCCCGCCGTGCGGCGTATAGGTGACGAGTTCCCCGCCGAGCTCTGATATCATGGTGACGGAATCCATTTACTTCTCAGGCCACTTCTTGTCGCTATGCTTCCCTATGTGCTCCCTGTTGCCCTTTGCACTGAGGTCCTCTTCGAGGTAATGGGCGATCTTCGACGCCTCCGATTCGGACATCTCGACCGTGTCGCCTGGGCCGTATTCCCTGCCGTCCATTTTGAGCACGCCAATCGTACTTTTGAGTGTCACTTTCATAATTTTATCCTCTCTGTATCGCCCTGCCTGGCTGCGGACCCGTGAGCCCGCAGCGGATCACAGAACTTATACAGACTCCTTAGGCAACCGCGTTTTCGATGAAATAGCCCAAATCGCTGGCGACGACCTTCTCGTCGCTGTTCCAGCCGGTCTTGAGGTAATGCGCGCCCTTGAGTCCGCGCTTCTCGTCGAAACTCCGCATGGTGAAGCGCCGCGTCTCCGTGAACGTCTTTCCGAACGAGATGGACCGGATGCCGATGTCGCCGGCCTTGACGTTCAAGGCCGCCATATGCTTCCCCCACAGGCGCGCGAAGGTGGACGTTTGGCCTTCCTTGCTGGAGAGATAGCGCGACCTGCCGACCAGGACGCGATCGACCTCGAAGAGGTTCGCCACGGCGTCAGGCGTCGCCAATCCGCCGTTGAGATTCGTTCCGGCGATGGCCTTGACGGCGTCCGTGATTTCCGGCAGCCGGCGAAACACGAGCCAGGCGTCGATGCCGAACACCAGCGTGTTCGCCCGCACAAAACAGCCCTCAACGGCGTCCTGCACGTCCTTGATGGGATTGTCCGACGCCCCGCTCCACTGCGTCGCCCCGGCCAACGTCACCTTGTTCCCCGCCGGATAGGTCGCCGCCGCAAACACGAGTGCGCTCACGCGCTGCTCCTGCGCCACATCGAGACTTTGGTTCACGAAATCGTTCGAATCGGACTCCGGCGCGAGCGGCGTATCGGAATTGTCGATCTCTTCTTGTGTCACCCAGTCGGCCAACGCATGGTCCTTAACCGAGTAATTGTCGGTCGACACGGCGAAATCCACTTCGTTCGCCATGGACCTCGGCCCGATCTTGTCGTCGAACGACCGATAGGCATTTTCCTTGCCGTACTTCCAGTACAGGTCACTGCGCTTGTTCACTTTCACTTCCGGCATCACGTCGCGCCAGATCATGTCCTCGTTGCGATACTGCACCGAGAAATTGCTCAGGATGGAATCGACGTGCATGGCTTTCGGTTCTGGCATGGTCGTGTCTCCTTCGTTCGTGGTCTAGTGCGTCAATATGCTCCTGTGTCGCGTGCCGCTTCGGTTATCCCTGCGCCCGGCTGTTGAAGAGCAACACGGGGATAATGTCGTCGACCACGCCGCTCGCCATCGCGCGCCCGATGGTCGCGTAGTTGGTGCCGGCCACGGCCCCGATGGCCACGCCTTTCCCGGCGGCGTCACTCGTGACCAACGCGCCGCGCGCGACGGTCCCGCCCAATTTCACCCGGCTGATGCCGCTCAACATGAGGCGCACTTCTTCTCCGGCCACCACGGTCGTATGCTGAAACACGCCGACGAGATCTTCGGTCGAGGCTGTGGCCTGACTGAATGTATCGTCGTCTGCGCCGACTTTGGCGATGAGGAATGCCGTCGCAATCGCCGCCGTGCATTTCACCGATTTTTCGATCCCCGATGTCTGTCCAATCATGGTCGTCTCCTTCGTCAGTGTGTCTGTGATGCTGCGTCAATTGACCTCTTCGAAGATCTACCGATCTTTGAACAGGTCGGGATGCGCCTTCGACACCGCGAAGGCGGCGGCTCGATAGTCCGCCTTGTGCTCAGCCATATAGGCCTGAATCTTCTGCTCGCGCACTTTCGTCTTGGCCTCGCCCGATGTGGCGTCCGGATTCGATTCGAGTCCGGTCGGCACCGTCGGCTGGTGCACGGGATCTAAATGGTCCTCCTTGAGCTGCAGCAGATGGATGCCGCGGGCTTCCTTCTCCGCTTGCAGCACCTTGACGGCCGCCTGAGGCCCCGTGGTCTGCCCGTCCCACTTCAGCTGCTCAACCAAGGCGCTATGCCCTGGCAAGGCGAGCGACTCGACCTCTTTGATCCGCTGCCGCTCGGCCACGGCCCCGGCCTTGCGGCCTTCTTCCAGCCCGGTCGTATGCCCGGCGGACTCACCAGCCTGGCGGCCCTCTGCCAGACCCTGTGCGCGGCCCTCTGCCAGTCCTTCCGCATGCCCTTCGGCGATCAACACTGCCGCCAGCTGAGGATTGCCTTGCTTCAGCTGCTCAACCGTCAACGCTTGCATCATCTGTTCTGCGTTCATACGTTGCTCCTCTTGTTGTCGGCCTGCCGATCCGGCCGCCTGTTTACCGATCCCGCGTGTGCGGCCCTGTTGCAGCGCAGACAGTACGTCCTGCTCCTGCGCAAACCCGTCTGCTAGGCCGACTTGCACCGCTTTCGAGCCAATAAATATTTTGCCGTCGGCCATGTCCTGGATCACGGTCTCGACGGATCGCCCGCGAAACGTCGCCACGTCGTTCACGAACGCGGTATAGATCTGATCGACCATGTCCTGCATCGTCGCGCGGCCCTCTTGGGTGAGCGGCGCGTACTGCGAGGCAATGCGCTTGTATTTCCCGGCGGCGATTTCCGTCGTCTTGATCCCGATGTTATGTTCGGCCTGCGAGATATCCACGTGCGTCGCCACCACGCCGATCGAGCCGACCATCGTGGTATCGCTGGCGAGGTAGAGCTGGTCCGCCGCCGCGCCGATCCAATAGGCCGCCGAGGCGATGGTGCCGAGCGCGACCGCCACAATCGGTTTCTTCCCGCGATTGGCAAAGATGGTTTCGGCGAGCTCCTGCGTGCCGTCGACCGTTCCACCAGGGCTGTCGATCGCCAGGAGGATCGATGAGGCCTCGCGATCGGCGAGCGCCGCGCGGAACTGCGCGAGGGCCAGCTCGGTGGAGGTGCCACCAGAAATCTGCATGAACAAATTCGCCCGGCGCGCCAGCACGCCGTCGAGGTGGATGACGCCGACGCCATTCAGATTCTCGTAGCGCTTCGGCTCGTTCTTGAGTGGTCTGCCGAGCTGGGCCTCCAGGGCCTTGAGATCGATTTTCTCACCGCGCAAATGCGTGGCGTAGATATTCTGGATCTCGATGAGCTTGTCCGGCATGATGGCCCAGGGCGCTGTGAGCACGTCTAGAATTTTCACGAGGCTACCTCTGCGGTTTCCTGATCGCCCGTCTCTTGCGGATTGGGCATCTGGTCGGCAGGCTGGACGCTGGGCGGTCGTCCCGCTGTCGGTTGCGGATCAGGTAACAGTCCTGCCTGCTCCAGCACTCGGCGCTCTTTCTGTTGCTGCCGGACGTTGGCTTCCCAGTCGCCCCCGGTGAGTTCGGCGGTTTCCCGATCGAGCGTGGTGAGGCGCGCGCCCATACGGAGGATTGCGGCCTCGACTTCATCTTTTTCGTTGATCATGCCCTTAGTCGGGCCGACCCATTCGGCGCCGCAAAAGGCTTCGCGCATCAGCGGATCGCTGAAGAATCCCGGCGCGGCAAACCGATCGTTGGCGATGGCTTCCTCCAGCCAGGCTTCGTAGGTCGGCTGGCACAGCGACGCGGCCAGCCACAGGCGCCGACCAAGGAAAAACTTCCAGGCTTCGAGCATCGCCGCGCGCGCGGCGGAATAACTCGCCGTAAAATGCTTGATGAGCACCTCGTATGGAATTTCCAGACAGAGCCCGATCTGCCGCACAATGGCCATGACGAACGGATCGAACTGGGCGTTCGGGCGTTTCGGATCTACGGTCGAGACGTTTTCTCCCGGCGCCAATCCCACCACCGCCCCGTTGCCGAGCTTGATGTCGCTGTCGCCCGGCGCCGCGCCGGTTTCTTCCGTCGGCGACATCGGGGCGAGCGGAGTGTCGCCTGATTCCGAGGTGACGAACACGGTCAGGAATCCGCTGATCACCGCCGCCATCAGTTCGGCGTCGGTGTAGCGGCTGATTTGCTTCAGTTCTTTGATCACGGGCGCCAGAAACGGCACGCCGCGCACCTGGCCAGGGCGGAGCATCTTATAGAGATGCAGCACTTGCCGCCGTCCGGAAGCGTCGCCGTAGGCCCGCACTTGACGCCAGTTGGCCTTTCCTCCGCCGCTATAGACTTCTCCGGGATGCTGTTCTTGAATGTAGTATGAGATGGCCGCCCCGAACTGATTGCGTTCGATCCCGCCGGCACAGGTGGCGCTGTCGGGTTTATACTCAGGATTGCTGACACGGTCCGCTTCGATAATTTGCATGGACAGCCCGTAGGGAGTATTCCGTTTCTGCACATACGGCAGCACCACGAACACGTCGCCGCTTTCGAGCATGGAGCGAAAGGCCAACTCCTGGATGCCGCCGAAGCTCAAGACGCGCTGCGCATCGCAATATTTGCTCCACAGGCTGAATTCACGTTCGACCTGCTGCTCCCAGGCGTCGGCCTGGTCGTCCGATAGTCGCAGGAATGTGCGGTCGATGCGCGACTGCAGCTTGAGCCCGCCACCGACCACGTTGGTGACGGTGGTGTTGATCGCGCCGGCTCCCAGCGGTGAATTCCGACTCAGCCAGCGCGACCGATCGCGGAGCGTTTGCAGATCGGTCAGCGTATCGGCATCCGGGCTGCCGAGGGTGGTCTGCCATCCGCTCAGGCTGCGATCGCTGCGTGATGCGCCCACATACCCGCTGGACATGGCTCCCAGCATTGAGCCGCGCAGCCGCGCCTGCAATCGCAGATTCGCCTTGATGGGATCGAAATAACGCACGACGCGATCGACGGCGTTCTCCTGCACCGCGACGGTCTGCTCGCCTATTTTGAGTTGGAGCTTCATCCGATGGGCGTCGCTCCTATCACGCGAATGCCGCCACGGGACAGGCTCTTTGCCCGCCGGTCCCAGATGGCGATCCCTGATTGAATTTCTGCGAGATTGGCGCGCGTGAGTTTGCGGCCGTTGAGTTCGTAGGATTGGCCCGCCAGCACGGCCGATTCAGCGGCGAGGTAGCTTGCGAGTTGGGCGTCGGCTTGTGCTTGCGTAATCCCAGCCATATGCTCGCCATGATAGCGAGCCAGGAATATTACACAAGGGAGTAAACCGCACAAAACCACACTAAACCACACCGATGTGAGGGATGAAATGGAATTGTCGATAAGCAAACGAGGAAGATGGATTACGAACTGGCGCGAGTGGGTGAGGGCAGGTCCTGCAGGCCGTAGCGCCCGCGCATCGATTCATGTGCTGGATCAACGTCAGCCAGCGCAGAATTACCTTTTTCTGTGAGCCAGGCACATCGACAGGAAACACCCCAATCAAACAAGGAGCCATGGTTGCTGATCGTCGTATAGATCGCCTTTAGGCCCCATTTCTTCTCAAGCTGCGTGAGCATCGCCGCACGTTCC